TTTTCTGTTTTTGTAAAACAAACAGTTGTATCGCTTTGTTCTAAATGCAGCTTGTGGTCAACGGTAGTAGCTCCGATGCCGACGTTATTACTGTCCGATAATCTCATCACCTCAGTGCTTCCAGAGTTAGTGAACACTAACGATCCGTCAGCCACGACGCCGAGTTGATAGGCTTCGTTACCGCTGTTTTCTTCCAACGCCAATGCGAAATGGCTTGAATTTGACTTGACCTTGAGTGTGCCAGATGCGCTGCCTGTGATGCCTCCTATTTTTACAACGTCATCGCCACCATCAACAAGCAACATGTTTGCCTGACCGTTTGATTCGACGCGAAAATCGAGGTCTATTGAATTGTCGTTGAATACAGTTTCGGTTGGAGTTAACAAAAATCTGTTCCGATCTGTCCCGGCAACGATTGTGTTGATCTGAAAACGCCCATCTTCAGTGCCATCACTTGCGTCAATAATTTGTGTTTGAATATTTGCGTACAACACATCCTGCGAATTATCGTTACGCCCGTTGAAATCAATTTGAGCAAGAAGATCATCGTCTGCTGGACTAGATGAATTTCTATAAAAATTTAGGTTAGGCCCGAAATTAGCATCCGCATCTGTAGAAACGAGCGTCAGATTGTCGGAGTTGTCGGCAACCGTAATCGTAGCGCCAGCAGAAGATGTAATAGCCCCAGTTACATCTAAAGCGCCTGATACAAACAACGAAGGAACGGATAGATCGGTAAACGCATCAACCATTGCACCACCAGACCCAGCACCGTCGCTGTAGATGGCTTTGACTTGACCGTTAGGCACGGTGATGGTGGCACCAGAGCCTTGCTTGATGATGATGCTCTGTGATCCGCTGGTTGCGTTTTCAATGAACCACAGCTTGCTGACCGTGTTTGGCCCTATAGTGATGGTGCAAGTTGAATCAAGAGTGCCAGTATATTTGAGGAAGAGACTGCGGCCCGGATCAGTAGACCCATCAGCAATAGTAGTAGTGTGAGTATCAGCATTAGTCGTAATAGCTTCCGTGCCAAAACTGAATGCCTCTGCAATCAACTCAAGGTTGGTATTCGTGCTGGAGCCCCAGGTGCCAGCTTCATCGCCAGTGGCAATCTCTTTTAGGCGTAAATCGTTAGTGTAAGCTGCCATTTAAGCTACCTCTTCCCAATTAGGAGTTTGACTGTCGGTGACAGCAGTCCAACTCGGTGTTTGACTATCTGTTATAGTACCCCAGTTAGGGTCTTGGCCATCATTTATGATGCCATAAACAAGGAAATACCCTATCGCTCCTGTCGCCGAGACACCCGTGACAGAAACGTTTGAATCTCCTGTAACGGTAACATTTCCAACATTGGCGTTACCCTGGACTCCAGTGACTGAAACATTCGCTGTACCAGTGACCGTAACTGAACCAATCGCTCCAGTCCCAGCAATGCCAGTAACAGCAGCATTCGCGCCGCCGGTAGCAGTAACCGTTCCGACAGATCCAGTTCCTGCCACGCCCGTAATAGAGACGTTGACACCTGTGCCTTGAACGATGGTGACCGACCCGATTGACCCCGTGCTAGAAACACCTGTGACAGAAACATTTGCGTCTGCGCTGACCGTGACAGTCGTAACTGCGCCAGTACCCGCAACACCTGTAAGCTCGACAGGTATCGCTTCATTCCAAGCGCCTTGGCCCCAAGTGCCTCTGCCCCAGCCCGTGACATTAGCCATTCCCTATGCGATGCGAATAATCGCATTCGACGCATCTGCCGCAGGAAATTGAATAGTGAAATCGCCTGAGCTAGAAGTCTTATCTGCGCCAAAGTCCAAAGCGCAAACAGCTGGGTCACCAGAGGCGCTGTCGTTAAAGATCAATGCTCCTCGTGCAGTCAAACTGCTAGAAGAGAAAGTTAAGTCAGAAAAGTCTGTTATGGCGGTAGTGCCATCGTTGCTGGGATCAACACGAGTAAGTGCTGCGCCTTTGGCGGTATATCCAGTGCCCGATATTTCATTAGACGTAGTGTATGCAGTGGTGCCTGCACCCAGAGAGGCAGAGCTTGTGTACAGAGCAAGATTGAATGTACTACCACCTGAGTTCTTAAAGTTGTGAACTGCCTCCAGTATTTCTTTTTTGAAGGTTGTGCACATCGCTGTCGTTATAGCCATTACAGACTCCTAATTATATTTGCCATGTCAGAATGGCCTTGTTTTTCTAGTTCTGCGATCAAAGTCGTTCTGTCGCTTTTGATAGCTTCTTTGATGTAAAACGCCACAGTTGCCTCTACAGATTGCTTGAAAGCCTCTGCTTGCTGAGCAATCAAAGGATGGCAGTTTCCACCAACACTCACAATCCTATCCGCAGCAGCCTTTGCCCAAAACTCTGGGTCATGCCCTTTGTCTTGAGTCGTTGCTACTAAAACATTGCCTATCTCAAGAGCAGGCGCTTCAAAAAAAGACAATCTTACCCCCTGGCAATATCGTATCTATATTCGTCTCTTGCGCCATAGCCTTCGCCAAGCTTTTTGAGAGCAGATATAGCCATCATAAAACGTTGCTCATATTGAGCCGTCTCTTCAGGAACCTTCAAGAAAGTAGCTGCCTCTACAAGTGTGCCATACAGTAAAGCATCAGGTGCGTTGTCAGAGAGCCAAGTCGTACTTGATCCCGACGTTGTTGTCAGTGATGCAGGTCGATACTTGTAATGCAGTTCGTATGTGTAGTCAGAGTCTGGCGTCGGTCCAAGAAGAAACGTGTTGTCATCGAACAGCGCATAGTATTTTGTTGCGCCAGTCGTTGTTGCATTTGGCGTGTAATCTCTGATGAACGACACATGCTTGAACAATGGATAGGTGTAAACGCTATTCACGATCAAAGCCAGGCTGTATGTCGCCAAGAAGTCTGATGGTGTGGCTAAGTACGGAAAGTCTGTTGTTGCGTTACCTGTAACGTTCTTTCTGAACACAGGAAGCTCTACATTCTTCAGTATGCGCTCTTCAGCTTCTTTTATGAATGTATCAAGGTCCGCTACAAACGTAGTCTCTGCAGTTTCGCAGTAATCCTGAACCGTGGATTTCAGTGTCGCTAATGTAAAACTCATGTTGTCACCACCGTTACTGTTCCGACAGAGCCAGTTGCGCCATCTATGTTGAATTCTGAACCTATCGGATCACCTGTAGTAGACATCATCTGATTATCATCAATGGTTCTTACAACACCTGCCCCGGCAACCACATCAGGAGAAAGATTAGGCCTAGGGAAACGCAGAGCTTCTGGGTCAGAAACATTATGAATTGGCTCTAGCTGAGGGTGTTTTGGCTCATAGCATTCATTGCAGACGCGAAAACCTGTCCATTCTTTTTTTAAAGACAAGTATTTATACTGAAATCCACACCTGTCGCATATGGCAATTGCATACTTGCCAGAAGCAAAAGACATTATGCCAACCTAGATCTAAGACCTGGAGATATCGTCAGAGATGCTCTGCTCTGGTCTTGGTCAGCCGCTCTAGCAAACTCTTCTTCATAAAAGCCTTTAAGCATCTGAACTCGATCAGGAGCCTTCTTTAACGCTATGTAGTAGGCCAAGCCTGCTGCCAAGCAAGGATAGAATCGAAAAGGAACATCCACTGTGTTTACACTGGCGTCTGCATCTTCAATACGAACCAGACGATTGATGATCAACTGATCTGTAGAGTTTTCTGATGCTGGCCATATGTAAAGACGAGGTGTTAGCTGCTTATCAAGAAAGAACTGAGTCGGCCTTGCCTGAGTAGACTTGGTAGGAATGTTGTAGTACTCAGACCTACCTATCTGCTCCATGGTGATGTCTGTAGTCGTAGAGCCTTCAGTTCTTCTAATGACAACATCCAACACATCAATCGTGCTTGCAGACAGGTCAATAAACTCATCGCCAGTTGCTAGCGTGGTTGTGCTATTGGTTACAGTCCATTGATTCAAGCCCCTGTTCGCCCAATCAGCAAACAAAAGGTTCAAGGATCTTCTTGCAGTTACGCCATCATAGCCAGTGCGGAACTCAAGGCCACATCTTTCAAATGCTTCCTCGATGTATTCCGCAACATCTGGCTCAAAGTCTCTGCTTCCAGAAGTGGCCATTAATAACTCTTTATGACCTCAAGGATCACAGTGTATGTGTCGCCACTACTTGCACCAATCGTGGTGAACTGAACATCGCCAGTTTTACCTGATCCTGCGTTATTAGGTATGCCAGAAAACGGTGTGTAATCGTGCATACCATTTGAGTCTGGAGACAAGG